ATGGCACGCACAAAGATAGTACCGACAGAGGGATTATTAAGCGATTTGGAGTATACCAGCGTAATAGTAAGCTACTCAAACGGGATAGACAGCACGGGGGCGCTGTACTGGGCGGTTAAGAATTTCCCAAAAGAAAAGATATATCTGCTTTATTGTGATACTGGCTGCGAGTATCCAGAAAACGTAGCACTGTTTTACAAGGTGGCGGCGTTCATGGGAGTTAAGCCCGTTCTGTTATCGGATACCAGAGGCTTTTTAGGGCTGCTGCTGAATGAGCGGCTTAAGTTTCCAGATATGAAAAACAGATGGTGTACGGCTTATCTGAAAACGGCGGTAACTGACAAATGGATACGGCAGCATAGGCAGCAGCTAGGCGCAAAGTGCTTATTTGTATCTGGGGAGCGCAGGGACGAAAGCACGGGGCGGGCAAAGCTGCCAGAACTGGAATATCACAGCACGACGCTTAAGACAAAGCGGGTAGCAGATTTTACGTGCCATTGGTACAGACCTTGCCTAGATTATGAAAAAGGCAAAATGTTTGAGCAGGGCAGGGAGCTTAAGCTAGAGCCGCACCCGTGCTATGAATACGTCGGTAGGTGTAGCTGTATGTTTTGTATGTTTATGCCAGAGCGCCACGCCGCAGAGAATATGAAGAGATACCCAGAAATGGCGGCAGAGTATGTACGGGCAGAAATGAAGATACAGCACACATGGAAAAAGGCAAAGAGCCTGCAAAGCGTTTTCAATGAATGTATGGATATAGACGACATAGACGAGGACATAAGGCAGGAAAATAGGCAGTTAAGCATATTTGACGAATAGGCGGCAGCGCCGCCAGCACCCGCCCTTAATTTAATGGCAGAATACCGAGCTTGTTAAAACTGACTATAGCAGTACAAGCCTATAGCGGGGCGCTGGTTCAATTCCAGCAGGGCGGTTTTGGTAGCAGGCATGGCGAGCCTGCTACGTTATCTGGGAAAATGTGAAAAATGTATTGAGCCGTTATATGCGGGTAAATTTCAATCGGTATTTATCGGAAATGGAGCGGCTAGGATATAGCAATAATTTTGAGATACTGGACGCTAGGGAGTTTGGGCTGCCGCAGGCAAGGGAAAGAGTTTTTACAGTATCGGTACTGGGGAATGAAAAATTTTCTTTTGATGATTTAATTAAAACGCCTATGAGGAATATAAGCGATTTTCTGTTATCAGATGCGCCGCCAGTATATGACGTGACGCAGCCAAGCGTTTTAGAGGCAATAGGCAAAAAGGGAATACGGCGGGCAACGGTAATAGAGGATTACGCTTTTACAATTACTGCAAGGCAGGACAGAACGCCAGCACAAGTAATAGATATGGGTAACGGGCGCTATAGGTATCTGACAGAGCTAGAGTGCTGGCGATTGCAGGGCTATACAGATGCAGATTTTAAAGCAGCGGCAGCAGTGCATAAGAGGGTAGGGCGCTATACAATGCCTCTTTATAAGCAGGCTGGCAATAGCATACCCGTACCGATATTTGAAAGTCTGTTTAGAAAAATGATACTGCATGAAACGACAGAAAGTGAGGCGGGCAATGGCAATATATAGGGAAGTACGAACAGAGGTATACTGCGATATATGCGGCGAGCAGATAGTAGCCTTTAAAAATGCAGGCAGGACGGGTGGAGTAAGTAGGGGCTGGGCGGCGTACTTTGCACGTCAAGAGGGCTGCACGACGGGCAAAAAAGGTTATCTGTAAAAGCTGCCGCATAAGCAGGCGTATAGAAAAATGTAGCTTGCAAAAGAAGTGCGGGGCAGCAGGCGTGGACGGTAGCGGCGCTTGCCTGGGATTTGGTAAAGAATTTGACGACGAGCCTATAGAGCAGTGCAAGCGCTGTATTGCGTGTACTTATTTTGACTGGGAAGAGGAAAAACAGCGGTTAAGCATAGAGGGTAGACACAGAAAGCGAGGTAGGCAATGAGGCGACACAAACGGGAAAACCAGATACTTAAAGGACTGATACGGGCGGCAGCAGGCGTGGCAGCTTGCGTAGCAGGGCTGATACTGTTTTTTGTATTTATCTGGTGGAGAGGGCAGCATACATACCCGCAGACTGATAAAGAGGCAGCAGTACAGAGGCAGCAGGCAGAGCCGCTGGTTATTGAAACACCAGAGCCAGCTACAGAGGGCAGCATAAGAGTATATGATTATGACGGCTGCTGTATTTATGCGTATTACGGAGAAATCAAGATAAACAGCGACGGCAGGGACGGAAAGCAGATTGATATTGAATGTGCGGGGTATTTAGAGGGATACCAGCAGCACGGGGTACACGAAAGCGAGGTAAGAGAGTGAAATACAAATATTACAGCACACAGCGCCCAGTATCAGCGGGAACGTATCCAAAGCCAAAGGATAACCCAGCTATGCTTATTCACAATTTCAATGAGCGGCAATACGTGACAGAGATAGGGCGGCTGGCGTGGGGATACATTGAGTATGATAAGCCGCTGGAAAATGAAGATATTGACGGCTACGAGCTTATACCAGCTGCTTTTTTCTCATAAAGAAAGCGAGTAGAAATATGTACACATGGAAAAACGGGAACTATCAGCACGTAGGCGCAAACATTCAGAAGAGCATAAAAATAGACACTGAAACAATGGAAATCATAGAGGCGGTAGCGGGGCGCAGCTTTTCTGACAAAGTGCGGAACATGGCAGCAGAGTATGTACGGCTAAAGTGTGACGAGCTGGCGTCTAAAAAGTAATACCTATTCAGGATTAAGTAATACTTTTGCGAAAAGTGAGGGCGGCGCATGGAAGAGAACGACGAGCAACGCAGGGAGCTTATACACAAATTCTACCAGATTTACAGACCGATACAGAAGAGCTGCGGATTAAGGGAACATAGCCATTTTGATATATACGGCAATAACCTTATTGAAATCTGGGAGTATAAGGGCGAAAGAAAAGGGCGTTGTATCTGCAAAGTGAAAGAGGATACAGAAATAGCCTGCTACCAGCGGGCAATAGAAATGCTGGAAAATTACAGCGGAAAGGAAACAGTAAAGCATGAAAAAAGAGCAGGATAATAAGCCAGATTTTTTACGGGACATTAACACGGCGATTATGGAAGATTTGACGGCGGGCGGCATCAAGGACAATGCAGCAGGACTGGCAGGGGAGCTGAAAGAGATTGAAGAGGTTACGGAGCTTTGCGGGCTGCGTTTTAACGGCTATCTGGCAAAAATTGAAACGCCACGCCCACGGGGAACGCTGGACGAGGTTATAGTAGCCTTTACGGACGGAAAAGTAGACGTAGGGCAGCAGAGGGACGGGCGACCGCTTAAAGAGTTTATGACAGCAGGCAGCAAAGTTATTGTATCTGGCATAGTGCAGACGCTTAAGGACTTTGAAAGCGGTAAGGTGCTGGTATTCATTCTGGCGGACTTTGTGGGGCTGGTTAAAAATCCTATGATGCAGGACGACGTAGCGCTACGGGGAGTTATTGCGCATGAGCCTATCTATAGGACAACACCGAGGGGCAAGCGGATTACGGATATTTCCGTAATGGTAAAAAATGAGCTGACGGGTAACAAGTGCTTTGTTCCCTGCATCTGCTGGCAAGAGCAGGCGGACGAGGTAGCAGGCTGGCAGCAGGGCGACACAGTAGAGCTGCTGGGGAGATACCAGAGCCGCCAGTATGAAAAGGTTATTGACACCGACAGCGGCAGCAGGGAGCGGCGCACGGCTTATGAAATATCGGTACAGCTGATTAACAGAAAGGAACGGGCAGAAAATGAGAGTTAAAACAATAGTAAATGGCAAGGGAGAGCCGCAGGCTACAGAAATAGCAATACCGATAGAGGGGGCGGGCGGCGAACTGGGGAAGCGGGCGGTTATAAATTTAACTTCCCTTATAAGCGGGCTTAAGACCATGAAAACAGAGCAGGACGTAGTAACACATTATCATATAATCTGCGGTTTTGCTACGTGCTGCGAGTTGTGCGGATTTATGACGGAGAAAAGCACCAATGACTTAATGCACATGGTAGAGCATCTGGTAGAAAACGAGCTTGCAAGAGTAGCGGCGCATGACAGCCCGTGAAATCTGCCGCAGCTATCATAGCGCACGGCATAAGGCGCAACAAATACAGATACTTGCAGAACTGAACGCCGTAGACAGTCTGGAAATTATCAAGGCTTTAGTGCGTGGCGGGGAGAGGCTGCCAGACAGCACGGTAAATAAGCTGTTTAAGCGGCTTGACAAATTGGAAATGGAGATAAGGGAAAGAGAGCGGGAATATAAGGCGATTGCGGCGGCACTGAAAGGAGAGAAATAGATTGAGGAAAGTATATATATGCAGCCCGTATAGGGCAGCTGACAGCGCCCAGCTGGATAGAAACATAGACTATGCGCAGGCACTTACAAAGCAGGCGATAGAGGCGGGATTAGCGCCGATTACGCCACATTTATATATGACGCAGTGCTTAAATGAGGACAAGCCAGAGGAACGGGCGGCAGGTATGGCAGCAGGCTTAACGCTGCTGAAAGGCTGCGACTTTGTGATAGTGGGCGTTAAGTACGGGATAAGCGAGGGAATGAGCGCCGAAATAGCGGCGGCAGATGCGGCAGGCATAGAAGTAGTGAACGCAGACAAGCTGCGGCACAAGCTGGAATATGACCGCAGGGCATGGCTGGAAGAGTACGCAAAGCTGCACGCCTGCGAGTTTTGCAGGGGCAGCAGGCTACATACTTGCACAAGCTACCGCTGCCAGCAGCCATATAGAGAGGCTTACAAGTATGCAGAGAAACATTTTACAAGTGGATAAAGTAAAAAGCCCTCTACGGTACGGGAATACCTTAGAGGGCTAAGCTATACAGCTTTTACAACCTAAATCCAGTATATCACTGTATGGCGAAAATATCAAGCAAAATGCGGGCAAAGCGCCTGCTTTATCACTTGATAAAAGTATTAGCTTTAGGACAAGGATAGCCAAAAAAGGAGTAAAAAATATGCCATACGTTGAGAGGATTACAAGGGCGGGTAAAACCATAGAGGTAGAGCGCTATTTTACGAGCAGATATAAAAAGCAGGGGATAAAGAGGGGGGATAAGGTTAAGCCCACCACAGAGCAGCAGGAGAAAATAAACACAAGGCAGGCAGAAAGAAAGCTGCGTATTCTGATAAATGCAAATTACGGATACGGTGACTATCATTTAGTGCTGGACTACATACGGAAAAAGGGAGAGCCAGAGAGAACAAAAGAGCAGATGCGCAAAGACATAGATATATTTCTAAGGGAGTGCCGCAAGGAGTATAAAAAGGCTGGGCTAGAGTTTAAATACATACACGTAATGGAGATAGGCAAGAAAGGCGCAAGGCATCATCATTTAGTCATAAATCAGATAGACACAAAGATATTGCAGCAGTGCTGGTATAAGGCGTATGAGGGGCATAACAGAGTAAAAGTATTCCCTCTGGACGATAGCGGGAACTATGCGGAGCTGGCAGCGTATTTGATTAAATACACGGATACGCACAGAAAAGCAGAGGACGGGGCGCTACAAGGCAAGCGCTGGAATTGCAGCAGGAATTTAGTAAGACCAGAGCCAGAGATACGGATAATTTCAAGCCGTGAATGGTTTAAGGCAGAGGCAAGACCGATTAAGGGCTACTACGTAGACAAGGACAGCGTAAGCAAGGGAGTACATAGCCCAGAGTATTACGGATATGGGTATTTCAGATACACGCTTGTAAAAATGGAGAAAGAGGGGGGATAAGATGCAGGCAGTAAAGGTTATAGGGATTGCGGCAGCAGTCATAGGGGCAGGGCTTTTGAGTGCGGGGCTGGCAGCAGTAGGCGCACTGGCGGTAGCCATAAAGCACGCCAGCGAGGATATGAGGAACTGGGAACGCTGGAACGATAACGACGACAGAGGGGCATAAGGAATGGGGCAGAGGCTTATATACTGGATATTCCAGAGAGGCAAGAACTGTAAGCACTGCTGCCTATGGTGCGAGTATTACGACCTATGCAGGGCAGACGTGCTGGCGCAGGACGAAAGAGAGGAAAAACACGGAAAGGAGAGAGCGGAAGAATGAGGAACTTTAGGCTGGACGACGAGAGCGGGCATCAAGAGGCGCTATTTAGCTGGGCGGCATACCAGCAAGGGCGTATGCCAGAGTTAGAGTATCTGCATCATGTACCAAACGGCGGCAAAAGGGACAAGACTACAGCCACGGCGCTTAAGAGGCAGGGCGTTAAGGCGGGAGTGCCAGACATTGTGCTACCAGCAGTACGGGCAGGATACCACGGGCTGTACATAGAGCTTAAGGCTGGAAAGAATACCACAACGGACAATCAGAAACGCTGGTTAGAGTATCTGCGGCAGCAGGGGTATTATACGGCGGTATGCTACGGCTGGCAGCCAGCGGCAGAACTGATAGAGCGGTATTTACTGCACCCAGAAGAGCTTACACAAGAGCAGAAAACAATTACAATGCGCTAGAGGCGGCGCAGAAAGAGAGGAAAAGAATGAAAACAATAAGCATTTTGAACTTAAAGGGCGGCGTGGCAAAGACCTTTACAGCGGCAAACATGGCGTATGAGCTTTACCGCAGGGGCTATAAAGTCCTGTTGCTGGATAATGACAAGCAAGGGAACTTAAGCAAGGCATACGGCAGATACGACGCAGAGAGCGTAGCACCGATAACAAAGCTGCTTAGCGGGGAATGGAAAAACCCAGAGGAAATAATACAGCATACGGACTATGAGGGCATAGACATTATCACGGCGAATATGTCACTTTTCGGCGCTACGTGGAATTTAACCAAAGAGGAAAACGAGAACCAGACGGAGCGGTATAGCGCCTGCAAGTTATGGCATTATGATTACTGCATCATAGATAACCCGCCAGACATAGGGCTTAACGTGATAAATGCGTTGGCAATAACGGACGAGGTTATAGTACCCGTAAAGCTGGATAATTACGCTTTAGAGGGGCTGGACATTGTAGCAGAGCAGATAGAGGACGTGAGGGGATTTAACCCAGCAATCAGACTGGCTGGCGTTCTGATTACGTCATACCAGAACACGGACGGGGAGAGCGCAGGCGTGGAGTGGCTGGAAGAGCAGGGAGTATATAACATTCTGGGAATTGTAAGATATTCCAAGAAAGTAGCGGAAAATTCTTTCTTGCGAAAGCCTATTTATGAGTATAGCCCGTGCTGCGGGGCGGCACAGGGATACAAGAAGTTTGTAACAGCTTATACGGGGAAAGCGAGGTAAGGCATGGCACATAAAGAGAGCTATTGCGCTTATTGGCATTGCAGCAGAAACGGCGGTACTACGTGCTGGAACTGGGGCGGCAAATTTGCTGGGCGTGCCTGCCCGCAAAGCGACGCTTGCGAGCATTGGAGAACTTGCGAAATTTGCAACGGAGTAATGGGAAAGTGCAAACAAAAGATTGAGATAGAGAGGCAGAAAGCGAGGTAAAGAATATGGCGAAGTTTGGTATCAATGACATTTTGAACGCAAAGACAAAGGCAGCGGGAGCGCCAACAGCGGCAGAGGGATACAAAGAGATTTATTTAAGCCCGTATGAGGTAAAGGCGGCGCAGGAGAACACACACCAGAGCTTAGAGAACATAGAGGAACTGGCAGACAGCTTTTTACACGTAGGGCAAGAGCAGCCAACGGTTTTAGCGAGGATAAAGGGCGAGTATTTCATAATCGACGGACACAGACGCAACGCCGCTAATATTCTGAATTTGGAGCGGGGACATAAGGAGTATGAAAAAGTCCTTTACCGCTATATGGATATGAGCGAGGCTATGTATGAGCTGCGGCTGCTGGCTGGCAACGGATACACGCAGCCGCTTACGGCATATGAGAAAACAAGGTTAGTAGAGCGCACCAAAGCGGCGCTGATGCGGGCAAAGGAAGAGGACGGGCTAGAGATACAAGGAAAAATGCGGGATTTGATAGCCGCTATGCTGAATGAAAGCAGCACAAACGTAGCCAGAATGGAGAGCATAAACAATAACGCCACGCCAGAGGTAAAAGAGCAGCTTAAGAGCGGCAATATGGGTATCACTGCTGCTTATGAGGCTGCAAAGCTGCCGCCAGAAGAGCAGAAAGCTATTGCTGATAAAGTGGCAGCGGGCGAGGACATAAGGGCAAAGGAGATAGCCGCAAAGGTGGCAGAGAAAACAGCAGCCAAAGCCGCAGAGGACGCAGAGCAGGCGCAGCGGGATTATGAAAAGCAGCAGGAAGAGAGCGACAAAGAGATAGAAAAGGCAGAGCGCAAGCGGGAAGAGGCAGAGGAAAAGGCAAAAGAGGCAGAATTAGCCGCCCAGCACGCAAAGGTACTGCGGGAGTGGGTAAAGGAGAGCGTAAGCGCCGCAACGAAAGCCGCCGCAGATGCCGTGCTAAAGGTGTCCGAAACGGACACGCCGCAAAAGGACTGGAATAATACGGAGTGGGTAGTATTTACCGCAAGGGAGATTATGCAGCAGGCAGACAAGGTAAGTGAAGAGGATTTATATTTGCTGCATGACATCATGATACGCTGCCAGACAGAGCCGCAGGACGCAGCGGGGGGGGCAGAGCAGATAGCGGGGCAAATGAGCATTGAGGATTACCAGAAAGGCGGGCAGGCGGGGAATGAACAGACGGCAGCGGAAAAAGAAGAGTAAGCAGCAGGAAATTACGATTTTCATAGGCTGCAAAATGGTAGCAAAGGCAGAGGACTACCGAAAAATGAAAAATAGTATAGAGTACCAGCTTAGAGCGGGCAGCGTAGTAGTGCTGCCTGCCTATCTGCACGTTGAGGCAATCATACAGCAACGGGGCAGCAGGCGTATTGAGATTAAGCAGGAAAGCGAGGTAAAACAGCATGAAGTATAGACAGTGGAAAAAGAATTATAAAAAATTGCATGGAGTAAACCCGCCTTTAGAACTGAATAAACGCAGGCAGCGCAGGCTTGCAAAAAAGGCAGTTAAGACCATAAGCCGTATAGACTTTGCAGCAGTAGCCACAAGAGCGGCAGAGGTTATTACAAATGCAGCAGCAGCTTTTATGCGGGGGTTGGGCGACATTTGATACGGCAGGGACGGTATGCAGGAATGTTGCGGATAATGTGCAGCCGATAGAGATTAAGGGGCGTGTATTCAGCTGGCAAGTAAGGGAGTACGGCAGTGGTCTTTATGCAGTGTATGAGATAAACGCACTGGGCGGCGCTGACGAGCTTAGAGCCGTTACATACAACCAAAAGGCGGCTGAAAAGATAGCGGAGATATTAGAGAGCGACCACTTAGAACATATAAGGCAGACAAGCCCAGATAGGATACAGCGCAGGAATGATGCGGCAGACAGCCTGCGGGCAGCGGTCATTACGGCATATGAAAGCGGGGCGTTTGGAAAATGATAAAATTTATGGACGAGATTGTAGAGGCGGTAGAGCAGTTTGTAGAGGGAGTAGGCGAAAATGCGCTTATCATACTGGGGGTACTGGCAAAGATAGTGATTTTAATAACTACGCCAGCATGGATAGTGCCATACAAAGCGATAAGGCGGGCGCTGGAATGGCGGGCAAATTACAGCTACGCAAAAGAGGTGGCTAAAATGGGAGAATATGCAATAGCGGGATTTAAGGCAGGGCTTGAAAGTGTGGAAAAGCCAAAATGTGAAAGCCCAGACTGCGACAGCTGCCCGTTTCCACCGTGCCAGAAAGGAGAGGGCGGGCATGACTAATATTTTATTGATTATTGCAATTTTGCTGCTGGTGGATATTTACGGGCAGCTTAAGAAAATGAATGAAAGGCAGGACAAAGAAAATGCAGGAAATAACGATTGAAGTAACGCCAGAAGTAGAGCAGCTGATACAGAAAGCAGCAAAGGCAGCAGTAGCCGAGTATAAGCGGCAGGAAGAAAAAGAGCGCAAGCGTGATAAGTACCACAATACTTTTACGCTTATGAAATGCTACCGTGATGCCGCTTTCCATATCGAGAACGCCATAAGCGACGGCGAGCAGTTAGAGCTTAAGGGAATGACCGACGAGCAGCAGAGGACGTACTTAGAGAGCGTGAGGCGCAGCCGCTTTAAAACTCTGATTATGACAGCGCACATAGACAAGGCGGTAGAAGAGATAGAGCATAGGCGCAGAATGGCTGGCAGGGAAATAGAGTATAACGCTTTTGAGCTGTACTTTATGCAGGGCTGGGACTATGAGGCAATAGCAGAGAAACTGGGGACGGGGAAGAACACGCCGAGGCGCTGGGTAACTGGCATAATCAATGAGTTGTCGGTACTGTTATGGGGCATAGACGAGGATAAGCTAAAATAGCAGGCTGGCAGCAGGCGTGGTAATACCGTGGTAAAAACGTGGTGTTTACATGGGAATTTGAAAGCTGTATAATGGTAACATGAAAAGAGTAGGCGATAGCTTAAACCGCAGCAGGCGGCAGCAGTAGCCTACTCTTTTTTGTTTTCATTCTTTAGCCTCTACCCAGCGCATGAAATCTAGGGCGCTGGGAATACAAAGAGAAAGGAGCGGGGAAAGTATGAAAGCATGGGCTAAGAGTTTCTATCTATCGGCGGCATGGGAGAATACCAGAGCCGCTTACTTAATGTCACAAGATTATATATGCGAGCGCTGCGGCGAGCCTGCAAAGGTGGCGCACCACAAGCGCTACATAACCAGAGCGAACATTAACGACACGAACATAACGCTTAACTGGGATAACCTAGAGGCGCTGTGCCAAGACTGCCACAACAAAGAGCATCATAAGCGCACGCCGCAACTGCGGTACGGTTTTGATGCAGACGGGCGCATAGTCCCCCCTATTCAGAAAAATAATTAAAGGGGGAAAATACCGAGGGGGATACCCTAAAATTACCCTACGGGCGTGCGCATACGTGGTGTAGGGGGTGTGGTGGGCGCAGGAGAGGAAAGCGGGGTAAAAGGAATGGCGACAAAGACGGAAAAGACAAAAGAACAGCGAATTAAGTCCGAGAAGAGCAGGCTTAAGAAGATTTTCAAGGACTTAGACGAGAACAAGAAAAACTTAGTAACGCCGCTGATAGAAAAGGCTGCATTTATGAGCGTGGAGCTGGACGACTTGCAGGAAACCATAGAGCAGGACGGCTGGACGAGCGAGTATAAGAACGGCGAGAACCAGTACGGGACAAAGAAAAGCCCAGAGGCAGAAACGTACATAGCTTTAAGCAAGAATTATGCAGCAGTCATAAAGCAGCTGACCGATTTAGTGCCAGCTGCGAAACGGAAGAAAAGCAGGCTAGAGGCGCTGCGGGAAGAGTAGGCAAAAGTGCCGTATAAAAACTATATCTATGAGTACCACGCTAAGATTACCAGCGGCGAAATTGTAGCGGGAAAGTGGATAAAGGAAATATATAAAATCATTGTAGGAGGGCTGGAAAAGCAGGAATATTTTTTCAATGCAAAAGCGGCAAACAAGGCTATAAAATTCATAGAGAACTTTTGCCACCACAGCAAGGGGCGCAATGATTTAATCAAGTTGGAGCTATGGCAGAAAGCCATAGTTTCTATCATTTTTGGCATACAAGACGCAGAAAAAACACGCATTTTCCGTGAGATTTTTATAGTAATTGGCAGAAAAAACGGAAAATCTTTGTTTGCATCTGCGATTATTGCATACATGGTATACCTAGAGCCAGAGTACGGGCAGGAAATCTATTGCTTAGCGCCAAAGTTAGACCAAGCAACGCTTGTGTATGACGGATTTTATAAAATGGTGCAGGCAGAGGACGAGCTAAACGAGCTGGCGAAAAAGCGGCGCAGCGATATTTATTACGAGGAAACAAACAGCTTTGTAAAGCCTATCGCATTTAACGCCAAGAAGTCTGACGGCTTTAACCCGCAGCTGGTGGTATGTGACGAAATGGCGGCATGGAGCGGCGACGCAGGGCTAAAACAGTATGAGGTTATGAAGTCTGCTTTAGGCGCACGCCGCCAGCCTATGATTTTGTCTATCAGTACCGCAGGCTACATAAACGACAGCATATACGACGAGCTGATGAAACGCAGCACCAGCTTTTTAAAGGGTAACAGCAAGGAAAGGCGGCTTTTGCCGTTCTTATACATGATAGACGACGTGGAAAAGTGGAACGATATAGAAGAGCTTAAGAAAGCTAACCCTAACATGGGGGTATCTGTACCAGAGAGCTTTTTCATGGACGAGATAGCGGTAGCAGAAAACAGCTTAAGCAAGCGGGCAGAGTTTTTAACAAAATATTGCAATATCAAGCAGAACAGCTCTATTGCATGGCTGGAATATGCGACGGTGGACGGCGCAGGCATTGAAAAGACCTTAGAGGACTTTAGGGACTGCTACGCCGTGGGCGGCATAGACTTAAGCCAGACAACGGACTTGACCGCAGCCAGCGTGGTAATTGAAAGGGACGGCGTGCTTTATGCGTTCACTCAATTCTTTATGCCACGGGGCAGGGTGGAAACCTTGCAGGCTACGGACGGCGTGCCGTATGACATTTTTGTTAAAAAGGGGCTGATAACCTTAAGCGGCGACAACTACGTAGACTACCACGACGTATACGCATGGTTTACGGGGCTGGTGGAAAAATACGGCATTTACATACTCAAAATAGGGTATGACCGATACATGGCAAAATATCTGATTGAGGAATTGAAAGACTACGGTTTCCAGACAGACGACGTGCATCAAGGGGAGAACTTAACGCCAGTCATACGGGAGTTTGAGGGTATCATAAAGGACGGCAATTTCAAGATTGCAGACAACAATTTACTAAAGACACATTTCTTGAATGTTGCGCTTAAGCACAACATGGAAACAAGGAAATTCAGACCGATAAAGATAGAGCAGCGGGCGCATATCGACGGCTTTGTATCCGTCATAGACGCTATGACGGTAAGGCAGAAATACTGGGAAGAGTGCGGCGAGCTGCTTAAAAACGCCGCATAGAAAGGAGAGTGGACGGTATCAAATTCTTAGACTATCTTTTTCATGGTAAAGAGCTGCGCTATATTGACAGCTATTTTAAGATGCTGAACGGGTACAGCCCGACGTTTACCAGCTACAGCGGCGGCGTATATGAAATGGACTTGACCAGAACGGCAGTAAACAGCTTTGCCACGCATTGCAGCAAGCTAAAGCCAGAGATAGAGGGCAGCGCACTAAAGCGGCTGGAAAAGACGCTACAGCAAAAACCTAACTATTTCATGGATACGACAAAATTCATAAAGAGGCTGGCGACCTATGTAGCGGTGGAACACACCGCTTTTATTGTGCCAGTAGAGGACAGATACGGCACGCTTATTGGCTGGTATCCCCTGCGGGCGCAGCGCTGCGAGGTAGTAGAGGCGGCGGGGCAAGTGTACTTACGGTATCTTTTTGGGAACGGGGAACACGGCGCTATCGAGTTTGAGCGTGTGGGGATTATGACGGACTTTGAATATACAGACGACCTTTTCGGAGAGGATAACCGCACGCTTAAGCCGACAATGCAGCTGATACATACGCAGAATGAGGGCATTATAAACGCCGTCAAAAATTCTGCAAATATCCGTTTTCTGGCAAAGGTGGCAAATATGCTGAAACCAGAGGACATAAAGAAAGAGCGGCAGCGGTTCACAGAGGAAAACTTAAGCGCAGAGAATGACAGCGGCATGATTATCTATGACAACAAATTCAGCGAGCTTAAGCAGGTGGAGAGCAAGCCGTACACGCCAAACGCATTGCAGATGCAGAACATACAAGAGAATGTATGCACGCATTTTGGTACAAACATGGATATTCTGCAAAACAAATTTAACGAGGAAACGTGGAACGCCTACTATGAGGGGAAGATAGAGCCGTTTGCGATACAGCTATCGCTTGTAATGTCAAACATGAGCTTTACGGAGCGTGAGAGGGCGTGCGGTAATGCTATCATGTTTTCCGCTAACCGCCTGCAATATGCCAGCAACGCAACAAAGCTGCAAGTAAGCACACAGCTTTTTGACCGTGCATTATTAAACCGTGACGGCGTTATGGATATCTGGAATATGCCGCACGTAGAGGGCGGCGACAAGTATTATATCCGCAAGGAATACACGGAGATAAGCGAGCTGAAGAACAGCAGGGAAAAGCAGCAGATAATCATACAGCAAGCGCCGCAGGCGGGGCAGCAGGCAGCAGAGCCAGCAAAGGACGGACAGCAGCAGGAAACGCCGCCAGAGCCGCCAGAACCGCCGCAGGACGGCAGCGGAAAGAAAGAGGGTGTAAAAGATGCCGATTAAGAAAGAACGGGAATATAGGGCGCTGGCTGCGCCTCTGACCGCTGGGGCTGCCACAAAGCGGATACAGACAGACTTTTACGTAGAGGGCTACGCAACTACGTTTGATACGCCGTATCTGCTGTATGAGTTTGAGGACGGCACAAAGATTTACGAAAGAATAGACGCACACGCACTGGACGGCGCAGACATGGGCGACGTTATCATGCAGTACGACCATGCAGGCAGGGTATTTGCCCGCCAGTCAAATAAAACGCTTATCCTAGTCCCAGACCACAAGGGGCTTTTAGTTGCCGCCGATTTAGGCAGGACGGACTTAGCCCGTGGGCTTTACCAAGACATAGAGGAAGGCATGATAAATAAAATGTCATGGGGCTTTACGGTGGCAGAGGAAAGCTACGACAGACAGACGCACACAAGGACTATCATAAGAATTAAAAAGGTTTATGACGTATCAGCGGTTAGCATACCAGCAAACAGCGGTACGGAAATAAGCGCCCGTGCTTTTGCTGATAGGAGTTATGAGCAGGAGCGGCAGGAGTTGCTACAGAGGCGCATAAACTTACTAAAGATTAGGACGAGCTTATAAAAAATCAAAAAAGAAAAGGAGAAATGACAATGCATCCGAGATTGAAAGAAATTGAAACCAGATTAGCCCAGATTAGAGGGGAATTAACCACAAGGGCGGCAGAACTGAAAGAAGAGGAAATAGCGGCGCTGGAAAGTGAGGTAACGGCTTTGCAGGAAGAGCGGGCGGCGATTATTGCGGCAGCTGAACGGCGCACCAGCTTACTTGCCAGAATTGCGGCAGGCGAAACCGTAGGCGACGAGGGCGGCGACGGGAACGGCGCAGCGCCTATGGTGCTTAGGAACTTTGCAGGGGCGGCAGGCGAGGGGCAGGACGACGGCGACAAGTACGGCAGCATGGAGTACCGCAAGGCATTTATGCAGTATGTGTGCAGGGGCGAGGCGCTGCCGAAAGAGTACAGAGCCGACGCAGTAAGCAAGACTACAGACGTAGGGGCGGTTATCCCTACTACGGTGCTTAACCAGATTGTAGAAAAGCTGGAAAGCACGGGCATGATTTTAACGCTTGTAACCAGAACGGCGTACAAGGGAGGCGTGGCTATCCCCGTATCCACCGTTAAGCCCGTGGCTACATGGGTAAGCGAGGGCAAGGGCAGCGACAAGCAGAATAAGGACATCAAGAAAGACGGCATGATTACCTTTGCATACCATAAGCTGCGCTGCGCAGTAGCCGTATCTCTGGAAGTTGATACAATGGCTATCAGTGCTTTTGAAAGCCTGCTTATCAACAATATTGTAGAGGCTATGACAAAGGCGTTAGAGCAGTCTATCATTGACGGCGACGGCAGCGGGAAACCGAAAGGGATTTTAGCGGAAACGCCCGCAGAGGGGCAGGAAGTGGAGAGCGCCGCACCGTCTTATGATGATTTGATTGCAGCAGAGGCGGCGTTACCGCTGGCTTATGAGAATGGCGCTAAGTGGTGCATGAGCAAAAAAACCTTTATGGCGTATGCAGGCATTACGGACAGCAACGGGCAGCCGATAGCCAGGGTAAACCACGGCATAGCGGGAAAGCCAGAGCGCACGCTTTTAGGCAGGGAAGTAGTGCTTTGCGATTATGTGGCGGCATACACAAAGACGCTGGCAGCAGGCACGGTTTTTGCATTCCTTTTCAATTTCAAGGACTACGTGCTTAACACCAACTACGCTATGGGCGTTAAGAAGTATGAGGACAACGACACCGACGACCAGATTACAAAGGGTATCATGCTGGCAGACGGCAAGGTAGTTGATAAAAACAGTCTGGTAACAGTCAAGAAGATTGCGGCGGCATAAGGAAAAAATACGGCGGCTGGCGTGCCTGCGCTGGCTGCCAGAAATGAGGTAAAGGGCATGAAAGGACATTTAGACGCAGAGCAGCTGAAAAGCATGGATTATAAGAGCTTGCAGGCTTTGGCAAAGGATATGGGCGTAAGCGCTGCTGGAAAGGCAGAGGATATTATAGCCAGAATTGTAGCAGTAGAGGTGGACGTACCAGAGGGAGAGCTTACAGAAGAGGAAAAGGCGCTTTTTGAGGAAGAGGCGGCACGGCAGGAAGAGGAACGGGCAGCAGGCGGGCAGACAGTGGAAGAGGCAGAGGACACCGCAGGAGAGCCGCAGACGGGGCAGGAAACGACGGAAGAGGGCGCAGCAGAGGAAAATACCAAAGATGCCAAAAAGCCGCAGGAAGAGGCAGGAAAGGCAGCAGGGCTGGTAAAGGTAAAAGCCGTCACAAGGTTTTTAGACAAGCAGTTTAACCAGATTAAGGACGCAGGAGAGGCTTACAGCGTAAGCGGGAAACGTGCGGCAGAGCTGGTGGCAGCAGGCGTGGCAGAGATTGTGGGATAACCAGAAAGAGGGTGCAGCGCATGGCGGCAGATGCCACAACATTAACAGAGAAAATGCGGGCGGCGCTGCGTATCAGCAGCACCAGCGAGAAAATAACGGCAGAAATAGAGGACTGTATAGCCGCCTGCAAAGCTGACCTTGCAAATGACGGGGTAAAAGCCATAGACGAGGGCGACGCACTGATTATAAGGGCGGTAACGCTTTACTGCAAGGCAGAATTTGGCTACAACGACAAAGCGGAGAAGTTTAGGCAGTCATACGACACGCTGAAAATGCGGCTTGCCTTGTCGCAGGAGTACAACACAGCGCCGCCAGTGTCCGAAACGGACACCGAGGGCGCAGAAAGCGGGGCATGATATGGCAGCATGGGCAGACGAGCTTACACTTATAAGCCAGCAGCCGCCAGAAGAGCGGGTAAACGCTGGCGGCTTTGAGAATGAGCAGCAGGAGAGCGCCCGTACTGTTTTCTGCAATAAGAAATCAGTAGGCTACAGCGAGTATTTTAAGAGCCAGCAAACGGGCAAAGTGGTAGAGGCAAAATGCGAGGTACATAAGGCAGACTATGAGGGCGAGGACACCGTAGAAATGGACGGGCGGCGCTTTTTCGTGCTTAAGACCTACGACATAGACGACGATACCATAGAGCTTACGCTAACTGATTTGCGGCATAAGGACAGTGGGGAATAAAAACGGCGGTTTTCCCGCCGTTAAAATTATTCATTATTTAATTTTCGGTATTTCAATGTGATTTTGCAACCATAAGAAATAGCATAACCGTTTTCGTTACGACCACCGCCATATACATTAATACCGCATATTCCCTCATAGCGTGCATCATTATCAATTATAAACTGCACATAATCGGCAGGGATATTGCCTATTTGCATATTGTTAGCATAAACGCCGAAAGCGGGCTTTCCGTCAAATTCATACTCACGCAGACCAAGCTCAACGTATTCGTCAAAAGGTTTGTCGTTAAAATGTATTTTGCGTAAAATAGTTTGCCGTGTGGGTCCCTTTTCGTTTTTGAATGTAACACCAGCTACTTTTATTTCCAGATATTCAAATTGTTTTGATAAGTCTGGCGCATCTGAAACAGTAGCAGATTGGATAGCCGCCGTTTTATCTTCACTTGTGGAAACGGGCGAAATAGTGGGGGCTGTTTCTGCAATATGTGGCGCAGGGATATTGGGTACTGGTACTGCGGCGGGCGTTTCTACTGTATTGGGATTTACCGTATTATCCTGTAAGGGACGAGGAACAGAACTTTTGTTCGCAGGGGGGGTAAAACGGTTTGGAACTTGTGGCGTTTCGCTACTTGTTTCTACTACTGGTTTAGCGGAACGGAAAGCCAGAAATGCAAAAACGCCGCAGATAACAAGGCAGCCAACGCCGCCAGAAACAAGACCGCCCGCAAATCCACTAAAAGCGGATAAAAGGAATAGGACGGCAAGGCAGGAAAAGACTATAGTTTTCTTTTTCATATAAAACACAACCTTTCTATCGTTTTAAAGAAAATTATAGAACAATGTCGATTTAAAATCAACAGAAAGGGGGCAAATAAAATGGCAGAGTTTACTACGGTAGGGCTGGAAGAGGTAGAAAAAGCGTTTTTGAGAATGGAAGAGGCAGCAGTTACAGCAGTCCCTAAAATGCTTAAGGCGGGTGCAGACGTACTGGTAGAGGCACAAAGGGCAGAGGCGCTGGCTATGGGATTAAATGAAACGGGCGGCTTTGTGAAATCAATCAAAGCAACTGCCGTAAAGGGAAACGATACCGAGAAATATGTAGACGTTTACCCGCAGGGCAGGGCAAAACATGGAAACGACAGAAAAGGCGACAAAAGCAACGTGCGCAATGCTACTATCGGATTTGTAGCAGAATACGGGACGAGCAGCCAGCAGGCACGACCATATATGACCGTTGCAAACGAAAAGGCACATGAAAAAGTAATAGACGCAGAGCTGGAAGTATGGGAGCGTGAGCAGGGAAAATGAGCAGCATAAAAGAGATTTTAGAGAGCGCAGGGCTGCCAGCACAGCGGGGAGTATATACTGGCAGATGCAAGCCGAAAGCCTATTATACTTTCCTGCGGCTGAATGGCGGCGCTGCCGTAAGCGCAGACGATACAGAGAGTGAAAGCAGGGAAATGTATAGGGTAACGCTTTTCCATAAAGGCGACTATGAGGCACAGCTTAACAAAACTCTGGAAGTGCTGCGGGCGGCAGACGTTTACATTAACAGCGTTGACACAGAGAACCACGAAACAGAAACGGGGTACTGGTTAGTGCCTATCACAATCGAAATTTTAAAGGAGTGACAAAACAATGACACTGGGATTAAGAGATTTATTTTATGCAGTATGCACAGAGGCAGACGGCGTGGAAACTTACGGAACGCCTAAGAAAATGGCAGAGGCTATGACGGCTGATTTATCTGTAAAGACGGCAGACGGCAGCTTATATGCAGATGACACGTTGAGTGAAAGCATATCCGAGTTTGCCAGCGGCACGCTTAAGCTGGGCGTAAAAGACCTTACGCCAGAAGTGCTGGCAGAGGTACTGGGGCAGGAAGTAGACCAGAATAAGGTAGTATGGGCTGGAAAAGACGACGAGCCGCCGTATGTGGCTATCGGCTTTAGGGCAAAGAAAACGGGCGGGCGTTTCCGCTACGTCTGGCTGCTTAAAGTTAAGTTTAAAGTGCCGTCTGAAAAGTACGAAACCAAAGGGGAAAGCATCAAATTCAACACGCCAGACATTGAGGCGGATTTTACCGCAAGAAAGAAAGACGGGCGCTGGAAAGCGGACTTTGTAGGCACAGAGGAAAGCGACGCAGCTAAGACGTGGTTTACAGAAGTGCCAGAGCCAGCGGAAACCATAACAGAGGCATAAAAAAACAGAATAAAAGGGAAAGGAGAAAAGGCGCAGCGTATGGCTGCGCCTTAATTTATTGATATGAGCGCAATTAAAGACGGTGGCTATACAGTAACGCTGAAAGGGAAAGAGTACAGACTTCTTTTTACACTTAACGCATTAGACGAAATTCAAACGAAATTCGGCGGTTATGACAAGCTGGGAGAGGCTTTTAACCAGAGTAACCCAGACTGGGTAAAAGATACAAAATGGCTGCTTACAATGCTTATCAATGAGGGACTTTTGGAAGAGGACGAAAACGCCCAGCTTTTCACAGAGCAGCAGATAGGCAGGCTGATACACATGGGAAATCTGGCAGAGGTACAGCGTGCTATTTTTGCGTCGTTTGCAGCAGGCACGGCAGGCGACGAGGAAAGCAGCAGGGATACTGAAACAGAGGACGACGAAGAGGCGGGGGAAATGAAAGCCGTGCAGGAAAGTTAGACACTGCACGGCTTTTGTATATCGCTATGGTGCTGCTGGGGTATAGGGAGCGTGAGGCGTGGAGAAAAACGCCGTACCAGATTGTAACCCTATTCGGATACCACAAGGAATATAACCCGCACATTTTTAGGCAGGAGCGGGCAGCAGTACCGCAGGCGGCAGAGGGACTGGACGACATTGACATAGCGTTAGGGGGATTGTAACAAATGGCTGACAGAAATGTAAATATGACAACCAGAGTAGGTATAAGCGGTGAAAAAGAATATAAAGAAGCCTGCAAAGATATAAACAAAAACCTTGCGCTACTCAATTCGGAAATGAAACTTGTAACGGCTGAATACAAGGATAATGCAGACAGCATTGAGGCGCTAAAGGCTAAGCAGGAGATTTTACAAAAGACATATGACGAGCAGGCTAAGAAAGTTGAGGCGGCTAAAAAAGTATTACAAGAATACCAAAACGCTGAAAATCAAAATGCTGATGCAATCCAAAAAGCACAGAAAGAGTTAAATTACCAAAGAGCAGCTTTAGAAAATACAAATAATGCTTTAAAAGAAAATGCAAGACAGCAGCAGGAGGCAGAAAAAGCAACCAGCGCAGCAGCATTAGCCCAAAAGCAATATGAAGAACATTGCAAACAGATAAATGAAAATATAACACAGCTATCGTCTGAATTAAAGGTGGTGGCAGCGGAGTACAAAGGAAATGAAACCAGCGTAGAGGCATTAGGGAAAAAGCAGGAAATTTTAGCAAAAATCTTTAATGAGCAGGGAATAAAGCTGAATGAAACCGAAGAGGCACTAAGAAAATGCAAGGAAGAAAACGGGGAATACAGCGAAGAGGCAAGAAAGCTAGAAACAGAGCTTAATAACCAACGGGCTACGCTGCTGGACGCAGAGGCAGCTTTACAAGCTGTAGAAAATGAATTATCAGAGGGCGTGCAGGCACAGCGCCAGTATGAGGCGGCTTGCCAGGGGATAGATAAAAATTTATCCCTTTTGGGCGCAGAATTGCAGGAAGTAAATGCAAAATACAAGACGAATGAGAACAGCGCAAAAGCCGTGGCTGAAAAGCAGGAAATCCTTAAAAGGACGTATGACGAGCAGGCAAAAAAGGTAGCGGAAACAGAAAGAGCCTATGAAAGCATGGTAAGGCAGTACGGGGAAACCAGCAGCGAGGCTAAAGAGCTTGAAACACAGCTGCACAATGAAAGAGCCGCCTTATATGACGTAGAAAACCAGCTTGCAGAAACCGAGCAGGGGCATAACGGGCTTGCATCTGCTATGGGAAATCTGGGCGGCATTATGGCGAAAGGAATAGCGGCAGTGGGGGCGGCTGCGGCTGCAATCGGCACGGCAGTAGTGGCAGGGCTGGGCTATGCCGTAAGCCAAGCGGACGAGGCAAAGGGCGCTTTAAATGATTTCTGCGCAGCCACGGGGACGGCTACGGACGACGCAGGGCAGTACAAGCAAGTCATGGAGAATATCTACAACGCAAATTTTGGCGAGGGCTTTGAGGACATAGCGGCGGCTATGGCAGAGGTACGGCAGCAGGCGGGCGACTTAGGGGCAGACGAGCTGGAAAAAATGACGACCAACGCATTAGCGCTGCGGGATACGTTTGATTTTGACGTAGCGGAAAGCACCAGAGCCGCCACACAGCTTATGCAGAAATTCGGCTTATCCTCTGACGAGGCGTATAACCTTATTGCGCAGGGCGCACAGAACGGGCTTAACAAGAACGGGGATTTGCTGGACGTTATCAACGAATACAGTAACCAGTATTCGCAGGCGGGGCTAAGCGCAGAGGATATGTTTAACTCTATCGCAAACGGCGCTGCTACTGGCGTTTGGAGCATAGACAAAATGGGCGACGCTTTTAAAGAGTTTAGTATCCGCATGAATGACGGCACGGCAAACGAATACCTTGAAAGTCTGGGGCTTAATGCGGACGAGGTAGTAGGGAAATTCCAAAAGGGCGGCGACAGTGCAAAAGAGGCTATGAGCCAAGTAAGCGAGGCGCTTAAGAACTGCGACGACAAGACGCTACAGTATACGGCGGGCGTGGGCTTAATGGGTACTATGTGGGAAGATATGGGCGCTGATGCCTGCACGTCGCTTATGGACGTTGAGGGGCAGATAAGCAAGACCACGGACGCTATGGGGAAGATTAACGCCGTAAAATACGACACATTTTCAGAGGCTATGCAGGGCGCAGGCAGGATACTACAGACCAGCTTTATCATGCCGATAGGCGAGCAGGCGCTACCGATTTTCAGCCAGTTTGCAAACGAGCTGGCGCAGGGAGCGGCAGAGGCGGGCGGCGACATGGGGAAACTGGCGCAGAGCTTTGGCGACGCATTAGGCAACATGGTAAACGGGCTGGCAGAAATGCTGCCGCAGATTACCAGCTTTGCCGTAGAGCTTGTAAGCGGGCTTGTGGACGGCATTGTAGAGAGTGCGCCAGCAATCGTGCAGGCGGGCGTAGGCATGATTACGGGGCTTGTGGACGGCATTGTAGAGGCGATACCGACACTGGCAGAGAGCGCAACGGAGATAATAACAACGCTGATTAACGGCATTGTGGAGCTGATACCGTCGCTGGCAGAGGGCGCAGTACAGATTGTTGCGGGGCTGGCAAAAGGGCTGGGGGAGGCGCTGCCAGAGCTGATACCAAGCGTAATAGACGCAGTGCTTACCATAGTGGATACGCTGATAAACAACGTGCCTATGCTGATAGATGCAGCCTTGCAGCTTGTCACGGGGCTTGCAGACGGGATTATAGCGGCGCTGCCAGTCATCATAGAGAAACTGCCGCAGATTATAACCAGCATAATAAATGCGCTGGTAGAGGGCATACCGCTTATTTTGGAGAGCGCAGGCGACATTATAGTAGCGCTTGTGGACGGCATTATAGATGCAATACCGCTGCTTATTGCAGCAGTGCCGCAGATTATAGTAGCCATTGTAGAGGGGCTGGTAACGGGGCTGCCTAAAATCGTGGCGGCAGCAGGGCAGCTTGTGACGACGATTTTAGGCAAGCTAAAGGAACTGCCAGCACGGATACCGCAGGCGATAGCGGCAGGCGTGGAAAAAATAGCCGAGTGGGGCGCAAGCATGAAAGAAAAGGGCGGTACTGTCATTACAGAGTTTGTAACAAAGGTTATAGACGTTGTAAAGGAGCTGCCGCAGAAAATCTGGAACTGCATCATAGGCGCAGTT